GTTAGAAGAACCAGCAGCGTCAAACTGGACCGCACCTTGTTCTCCGCGAAGAACAGCCATGATTAGACATAGGAAGGGTCTATAACCCCGAGTCTAACTCTTTACAACCGTCAAGCCATTACTTACCGCGACTTCGCGCTTTTTTGTAGATGTCAGAATCGGCCTTGCGAGCGCCTCCTTTGCCTGACATATAGCTGTTGACCCTACCCATTGCCCAAGCTGCCATAGAAACGTTACGGGAGCCGCTAGACAGGTATGCACCTTGCCCACGACGATAAACCTGAGCCAGCTCGCCGTAAGTAAAGCGAGTGCCCTCAGCCTTATCTCTTAGAGCCTTTTTTGTTTTTTCGTTTAGTGGTTTTGCTGGCATCCTGCTGGCTCCTGGAACGACTGACGGCTTTGACGTCGATATTCTCGCCCCGCTTGTACTTCCTGGCAGTCTCTTTAATCTCTGCCGCCTTGGCGGCTCGATTTTTAGAGCCAGAAAGGTACTTCTGTGCTACCCCAGTCTTGGGATCCTTGCGGGTTTTGCGAAATTTACGGGCAGCCATCACATCTTTTTGCTGCCCTTCTTCATGCCCTTTTTCTTCTTAGGCGGACGGCCTTTTTGTGTGCCGTAAGTTCCAGGACCTTTAGGCATGACGCAAAATGCGACGACAAATTCAGTCTAACGCCCTAAATGATTGCGGACTAGAACCGGCTCGCGCACCTGGCGTCCCTCACTCCTGATCCGCTGCAGGAGACTTGTCCTTCGCCTTTTGGCAAAGTTACCCCGCCATCCTAAGAACTTTTCGACGCATACTCCAGCGTTACGCGCCGTTTGCTACCACTCGGTGAATTCCATCGGAAAAATCGCACCTGTATCGACGGATCAAGCGCCTCCTCAGCTGATTGCAGCGTCTTCCAACGGTAATCACAACTCAAACAACGCCGCTCACGCACACAATCGTTGTCCTGTGACGTATATCGCCCCATCACCTTGGATTCCTCTGAGCCGCATTTTGGGCAGAGAGGCGCGTTGAGCGGACGGAACATCCTCAATACAAGCGGTATGACGTAGTTCCCATGGCCTCAGGCTTGGCCAAGTTGAACTGTTGGAGCACAAGATACCCGAAAGCATCAAAAGCGTGGTCCACGCCTAGATTTTTGTTAGGTAGACCCGTCCCAGGGGCATAGGTCAACGTCCGCAACGACTTGATCAACTCCTTACAACGTGGATGGATCTTCACCCGACGCGCTCCAGAAGCATCCATTAGGCCAGTGTTGACCGCTGTAATCTTGTCACGGATTTTCCACGGCGACCTAGGACTTTGAACCGTAAAGCCACTGCGCCTGAGGATTGCATGGTCTGTTACGCCTACACCGCTTGTTTTTCTTGCACCGCCAGTTGGGTCAGGGCAAGCAATAACCCTGCGATCCACCCCATACCTACGGGTAACTTCTTCCGCAAAATCCCAAGTCGTGGCCCCGCCAGTCAGCATGATTTCGTCAAACACGTACAACGTGTCCTGATCTTTGACCGCGCAAATGCCAGACATTGGATCTACGTTGAAGTCAACGCCCAACAGCAACGGTTGGATCGAAATATCCTTCGCTTCTGTTGAAATGTTGTCGTCCGAAAAGCTGATGGCCACCAAACCAGTTAGGTTCTCGAAGGACGCTTCGAATTCCTGGCGGAACGTGCGCGAATCAAGTTGAGCGCGGGCTGCTTCAACCTCTTGCTTGCTGACGTTTCCTCCTTCAATCGTTGTGTAGCTCCATCGCTGCCATTCTTCGGTTTCATCCTCTGGGACATAACACCACAAGTCGTAAAACCAGCTAGCTGTACCGTCTGGCGTCGAAATAAACAACGCCCAACCCTCCTTATCCGCTAAAGCAGGTCGGATCACCTCAAACCAAACCTCTGAATCCATAAATGCCGCCTCGTCAAGCACTACGCCCGACAAACTCCGGCCCCTCAACGCCATTGCGTTCTCAGTGCCCTTCAATTCGATCGTTGAACCGTTAATTAGCTCGATCCTGAGGTCCGTTTCGTTCTTACTCTTGATCCAAACCTTCGGAACTAGCTTCTTTAACGCTCGCCACGCAATGTCCTTTGCCATCCGATACGTCGGAGCACAATAAAAAAACGTCTCACCAGGGCGGTTGAGCGCTCCACGGAGCAGCTCAACGCATGAAAGGTACGATTTGCCGAATCGACGACCGGCAACCAACACTCGAAAGCGTTTATCGCTCGAAAAAACTTGGCCTTGCGCCCATCGAAGACTGACAGGCTCGGTTTTTACGCTCATGGCTATTACATTACACAGGTTTTCAACCCCTACCCCCCTCTGGGACGTGCCAGAACGTGCTGTGGGCAGTTATTATCTGAAAAAAGGTCGATAGGTTGATGCCTGAGCCTCTAACGGATCGCACCACGCAAGCTAAAGAGGATCGCATCAGGCGTCTCTATCGACGGCAACTTGATGGCCTATCTGCTCGTGCCCTCGTGTACGACCATAAAGAGAAAGAACAGATCTCAATCAATACTGCCTGGCGTGATTGGGCAGAAGTTAAAAAGCTCGTTGATGAAGACTGGCAAGCTGATCGCGAAAATATGCTCGCGCGTCTCCAACACATGCGCACCAAACTCTTCCATCAGGCTCTGAAGAAGGGGCAGCTGCAGACCGCAAGCCAAGTGCTCGACTCCATCGGACGTGTCATCGGTGAATCCGTCGAAACCGTCAACATCCAAGCACCCGAACTTAAAATCTCGATTGAAGATAAGGGCGACTGACCCGACGCTCCAAAGATCAGACCACTGCCCCCACTTAGGGGGCTTTTTTATTACATGAGTGCTGTTGTACGGATATATGTGTAAGTAGTGGGTGATGCGATAGCAGCCAAAAATTTTGCAACACTGCCCCCTAGGTTTTTGCGGCGTGAGGCGCTGGTGAGTCTTTAGTTTTTCTTCTTGTAAGATTGCATTGATCATGGTACACTGTAAGAAGGAAGAACCAATCTTCCGGAACCTGGACAATCTGACCAATCCTGGGAGCGAATCGCACCAATCAACGCAGCCTACGGGTGAGCGTTGCAAGGTGTCGCACCAGTTCTGCAGTTTTTGCAGCCTGACGAGAGCGCTCCCAAGGAAACCAAACGATCAATCTATTTTTTTTGATTATGAAGACGTTTTTGAACTGGTTAGCGGTTTACACCGCAGCTGGTGCGTTTGGCGTTGCCGTGGTTCAAACGGCGATGACGGAACCATTGCAAGGTCATTCAGGCACTCAAACTTATGTAAGGGTGGCTCGATGACTTTTGAGTGGGATCAACCTTATGATGCTTCAGATTTGGAGCCGCAACAGATTCGGGATGATTTTTCGGAGATGATTGCGGCAAACGATGACAAGAATCACCCAGGGATTGAAGGCAGAATTTTAGACGGGTTGGCCTGTTGGCTGCCGTCTTCAGTTTTGGCTGAATTCATGGATGACTTGGCAATGGGCCGTGTCTGATCAATTAACGCACCAACAACCTCCCGGCCAATCGGTCGGGATTTTTTTATGCGCTGAGCTTGATCAGGCAGTTTTCACCATGGCATTCCACAAGCTTTGAACGGATCCAGTTCAGGCGACCAGCGACTTTACGGCCATCATTGGTGTCCTTGTAACAGTGGAGAGCTTCGAGCAGGAGCATCCACTCATCCGGGCAGAAGTGAATGGTTTTAGTGGGTGCCGTGTCTGCCATGAATGGATTGCTTGCAGTTTCCTTGAATGGTCTGTATTGTAGTACAAGAATCAAGGGGATCACCCTTGTTTCGCTCCAACAAAACCAAACCCTACCAATGAAAAAAGAAACCTCCGCGCAAACTACCTGGCACATGGAGGGCGATCCCCTTGTCTGCGTGTTTCAGGGCCTTATCTCTGTTACAGACAGAGTGGATGGCAAAAAAGAGGAAATTCACCTTTGGGTGGGCTCAGACAACTTGAATGATGCCATCGCGCGTTGCCTTCCCTACTGCGACCGCTCCACACAAGAACGCTTTCTGCAGATTCTCACTGATCACATCCGCAAGGTGGACAACGTCGAAGCATGAAGCGGACCCCAGAAGTAAGGGAAGCCCACCAGCAGCACGCCAAAAAGCTGCTGGACATGGGCCTCCAGAAAGCTGATGTATCCGCAACGCTCCAACGGAAATACGGCCTGTCTCGTGCCACCGCTTACCGCGACGTGGATGAGGCAGACCAATCCCGTGAGCTTGAGGATCACAAGATCGAAGCGACTCCCGTTCCAATGATCAGTTTTGAGGATCGGGACGCTTTGATGCGGATGACCCGGCAACTCCTGATCGACGCCTATACCGATGGCAACGTTCAGGATTACGCCCGTCTTATCCGTGAATACGAAAGGCTTGCCCGTATGGGTGGCCTGTCTCAAAAGTTCTGAGACGTTTGTCTCATACCGTTCCAATCATCATCAAACCAATGGCACTTGACTACTACAACTGGCTTCAGGAACAGCCTGAGCGCAAGAAGCTCGAACAGACCCGCGACAAGCATCGTGAGGCGTTCCAACAGTTCAATCGTGATGCAGACACCATGATGCGGAAGGCTCTTGCCTTCTACTGCTGTTCTCAAAGAATTGAAGACAGTCAAAACGAGTGGCAAGTCTGCTCAGAAGGCGAAGACTCTTCCATGGAGAAGATCTATGGCATCGCTCCTGAACTGATGGTTGATAGCCAGATGGAAGTAGCCAACATGCTTAAGCAGCTGGCGTTCCAAAAGGCAGAAGCAGCCGCCACCATCAACACGTCTGCAGGCATCTCCAAAGAAGCCTTTGATCAGGCTGTAGAGGCCATTGGCACTCAATACGACGAACTCAAGTCCAAGTGGGAAGAACTCAACTCCAAGGAGGAAACCAAATGACCATCCGCTACGACAACATCGACGACCTTCTCCCGTCCGAATATCAGGAGCCCTGGCCGCCCTTGTCAGACGAAGAGATCGAAGAACGAGAACGTCAGGCCGAGTTCCAGGATTTCCTGGACTCGATCCCTGACGCCGCTGAACGCAACCGCAACCTCAAATGATCACCCGTCAAGACTGCGACCGCTCCATCAATCAACTCCTCTGCCTCATTCTCGGGGCACAGAAGTCCAGAGCCTCAAACCATCTCCACTACAACCCTGCAGACCGCATTGAGTTCTGCTTCAAGCTCGTCCAGCAAGAGATGGAGCAAGTTGTCCGTACTGCCGATCCAGAAGCCTTGCAGAAGGGTCTCAGCGACGGTCAACGTCAGCTCTCCAGTCTCCAATCCCTGAAAACCCTTAACCAACTCATTCAAGAAGTCGAATGGTGATGTACCACTACCGCCCCATCCAAGAGCCCGAAACAAAAAAAATTGAACGTGCTCTTGACATCCTTAAAGGTGTTATCGCTCGTGAAGACAGGCTCCACATGATGGATCAACATCTCACCACCTCAATGCGAATGCTTCTGGAGGATGAGATTATTCCACAACTTGAAAATGAACTTGACTTCGATCCAACTCCCGAACACCTTTGGGATAACTCTGGTGGTGAACCTCCAGTAACACTGGATGAAATGCACACCGCTGCTTACAACCAAAGGAGGGAGATGCACTCATGAGCAGCATCCTAAATGGCAACAAGTACTCTCCTGAAGGCTCTCGCGTTCCAACAGACCTACTGCCTAAAGCCATCCGCTATGAGACAGCTAGGGCAATCATCTTTGAACAACAGGGCAACTTTGCCCAAGCCAATGATTGCCTGCGCTTGAAGCGGCACTACGAACGTAGAGCCATGGAAGAGTGTTTAGACCCAGGGCCAACCTAGCTCCACGTCTCCGCGCCAAACATCCTCATCAATAGGGCGCTGCATCGCATAAACCCGGAACAGGCGTTTCAGCTCTTCAGTTGAGACGCCTATTTCTTTTGCCTTCACCGCCACATTGCATTGACCGCGATATATAAGCTCTAACGCTTCCTCCACTACATAACCTCGCCGCTCAACAACATCTCCTTATATAAGTTGTTCCGCTCCGTCCACCTGGCTTCGCATCCTCTCATCTCCAGTTCTGACAGCATCCGTAGCTGGACATTGCCGTTTGGCTTCGCAATAACCACCGCCCCAGCAGCAACACGGATCCCAGCTCGTTCACGTAGAGCCAAGCTGTAAGCGCCGAGCTGATCCTGGTGGTCCTTCAACCATGCCTCTGGCTTGTCAGCCTCTCGGCTGGTCGTCTTGAAATCACAGATCGTCAGACCTAATGCCGTGTCGATTAAGGCGTCTGCCGTTCCAGCAAACCCTTCATCACTGCTGACGCTGAACTCGCTGGCATGAATGGCCGTTACGCTTCCACTCACCAACCAGTCGGATAAACCTCTGGCGTACTCACGGGCTGGCCATGCAACTTTCGGCGAACCCTTCTGCGCTTTCTTGAGTGCCCAACTGGTGATCGCCTTTGGAGGGCGAGCCAATCCATCATCCCAAACTTTCCATGATCCTTTCTTGTTAGCGCTCTGACGAGCCAGCTTTGCTGCGGTCTTGAGTACATATTCACAGTGCTCGTGAGCAATGGTTCCGCGATTACAGGCCAAATCACGCTGTAAACCACTCCCTGCACGCTGTGCCCACCGCTCCAAAGCATCTTTCTGTGATTGAGGGGCTGTGTTCTTCAGGATATGGGTGACAGAGTGATAAATCTGCCCATGTTGATCCCTGTAAACCCTGAATCTGCCTGAGTTGTCCTGCTCCAGCTGCCATTGGCGCAGTGAAGCCAAAATGTTCTGCGGATCAGCTTCAGTCGTCATGAATGGCGTTTTCTTCCAGCCACCTTTGACGCAGCTGATTTTCCTTGGGCTCTACGAGGTGAGCACTCGAAACAACCCCGGTCAGATTACCCACAGTCACTGAGACGCAACCGTCCTCCATGAATGTTGTAACTGTCTTGGGTGCTTCCATAGACGCTCCTTCCCAAAACTAATTTACCTACAAACCAAACCTTGGCAAGCGGCTGTGCCAATCGACGCACAGGCACAAGACCTAGACCCTTGGTTACTCCTGTGCTAATTTATTGATGTCCGCAAGGGACGCCCATCAAGGGTTCACTTAAGCAGCGTAAAGCTCATGTCTATTCGACGGTTTGCCATCACAGTTAATGGCGAGTCACAACTGCTTCTCTCCAGCAATCGTTGCTCCGATCCACTGAGTAAAGGAGCCAAAATTAAAAAGCATTTCACCGGCAAACGAGTTAAAGCAGACAAAGATCACGAAAACCTTCGTGTCATTGACTGGGTTTACTCTGGCTACTGGGGCAAAGACGGCGAAGTCATTATTGACGATACTGAAAACTCAGTTTCGTTCGAAGGTTTTGAAAACCTTTATATGCCGGGACAGAACTTTCAACGCTGTCTTCGTAACGGAGCAACAGCTTTCAAGCTCGGCAAAGAAGTAGAACGCGCCCTGATTGTCGAAAACAATCCTGAAATTGAATTCGACGGTCCAAATACCGCAGAAGAGATGCTTCAAGACAGCAAGTTCGTCAACACCAGCCCTGTGGTCAGGCAAAAGGTCACCAACTGGTGCACTCGCATCATCATTCCTGACTGGTCTTGCACCTTCAACGTCACCGTTGATGACGATCGAATCAGCATCGACTCCCTTGAGCGGATTACTAACGCAGCAGGACGCTTTGAAGGCTTAGGCACCTGGCGTCCCAGATATGGTCGCTTCTCTTCCGTGCTTGAAGAGCTGGCAGCGTGATGAGCTG